GAGTCTGCCTTGTAGGACTACGGGGGGTCGGTGCCTATATATACCCCTCCTGTGCCCCGTGTCCTGGGCTATAATATTACTTTGCCCAGGACACATGCCAAGCCTGCTGTGGAACGCCAAGCATTTCCTGCTTACCTACGCGCACGTCAATGGAGAACCTTCAGATTCAGGCATCGGTCGGCCAGCCTTGGACCCCGCTGCAATTGTTGCGCATGTTGGACGACTTGGAGGGCGCTGTATTGTGGGGAAAGAAAAGTACAACGACTCTGGAGCGTTTCACTTCCACGTGTTTATCGGTTTCGAGCGCAAATTCCGTTCCCGGCGAGTTGACGTTTTTGATGTCGACGGCTACCACCCAAATGTGGTGCCTTCCCGCGGCAATCCTGAGCTCGGATGGGACTACGCTACAAAAGATGATGACATCGTTGGAGGAGACCTTGAGCGGCCGGGCGGAACTGGAAATCCTAGCGCTACGGAACGCTGGTCTCGAATCGTTCAGGCTGAGAGTCTGGAAGAGTTTTGGAGTCTTCTCGAGATGCTGGATCCTCAACGTCTGGCTTGCAACTTCCCAGCGCTGCAGCGCTTCGCCGATTGGAAGTTCAAAGTGGAACCGGAACCATATCGAACGCCACCTGGCAGATTTGAAACGGATTTGTACCCAGAGCTGGGAGAATGGGCACACAGCCTGGCAGAATGTTCAGCTGGTAGGTCGGCCCCCCGTAGGGGGCCTCTATGTTTATATGGGCCCGCGCCCTTCGGGGCGGGGTCGCTCCGCTCCGAGTTATTCGTTAGGGTTAGGGCTAATTTCTCAGGCAGAAAACGGTCTCTTGTCTTGTGGGGTCCCACGCGCACCGGGAAAACAACCTGGGCCCGGTCTTTAGGCCCGCATCTGTACTTTTGCGGCCTCTACAGCTACAAGGAGGCAAAGGGGGCTGCTACTGCTACCTATGCCATCTTCGACGATATCCAGGGCGGTATCAAGTTTTTTCCTGCCTTCAAGAACTGGCTGGGTTGTCAATATCAGTTCCAGATAAAGGGTCTGTACCGCGACCCAGAACTGTTAACATGGGGGAAACCAAGCATATGGGTTGCAAACAGTGACCCTCGCGAGGACATGACACCAACAGACACAGACTGGTTGGAAGGCAATTGCGTGTTCGTTAATGTAACTACCGCTATCTTTCGTGCCAATACACCACAGCATCCGTGCTGATATTCCCAAAAACGGTACCCGGCAGTGCACCTCCTGGTGGCCTGCCCAACACCCCCAGTATGAACATGTCCAAAACGTAGAGGTTGCCGGGTGAATTTGGTCCGTTGACGGACCACGGTGACCCACTCCCATCTCCTGGTCCACCTGGCTCCTCCCCATCATCGCCGGGGACGTCGAGATTACCCTTTTCTTCGTCGTCGTACTGGATGCGCCGGTTGACAAACGTACTGCGCGTGTACGTCTTTATGATCTCTCCGTGTATATCTCCATCTGCATCAGCGGCTCCGTACCGAGGCTGATGGCGTATTTTCTCATCTGAAACCAACCCAACGCGTCGGCGGTCCACAACCGCATTCAGGTAGTTCTTGTAGTCAATGTTGAGGGTCCCTCGAAATATGGTCTCCATAAACTTCTGGTTACCCAGAACGGTGAGGTCAAGACGGTTCAATGGACGCAAGAAGACGTCTGGAGCGTAACTGCTCTGCACAGGAATCCCGGCGGGATACTGTTGGTGGCTCCAGAATACGATCCGGCGGTGTACCCAAGGGCCGTTGGTACCATTGGCGAAGGTCCACGTATCCTTGAACCCGCGGAAGAAAATGTCCTCCTTGTTTCGGACATGCTCACCCTGTTCCTGCTGTTCATGATTCATGTAGGTCGGACACCACAGAAACACGTTCATCGAGTCGGTCAGGTCGATGGAACTTAGCGTGGACGGATCCGGGTGAGCGTTGTCGCTAAACGTCATAGCGTTTCGCTTCTTGATAGAGGCAACCTGTAAAATGCGCCTACGAGTCGGGTAGCGCTTCGTATACCGGGTAACACGGCGTCGGGGTCGCCGAGTGAAGCGAGTGGCGCGACGGCGGCGCATGAATCGTGGCTTGGCGAGAGTCCGCCTGCGGCGGTAAGGCAGACGAAAGGTCCGTGCATACGACATGGCGAGTCTGCCTTGTAGGACTACGGGGGGTCGGTGCCTATATATACCCCTCCTGTGCCCCGTGTCCTGGGCTATAATATTACTTTGCCCAGGACACATGCCAAGCCTGCTGTGGAACGCCAAG